GTACTTTTAGACTTAGGTCTGCTAGTACCAGCTTTCTTACGCTTATTGATATTTGCGTATAAACCTTGTTTTGCCATAGTTAACATTTCCATTTACGTAGAGCTAAAGCCTTTCGTGTAGGCTTGCCATTTTTTTTCATTGGTCCTTTTACACCAGACATACGAGCACAGAATGATTTCTTTCTAGGACCACCTTGTGGTTGTGGTGCTTTAAGGTTTGAGCCAGTTTCTCTGTTGTATTTTTTTCTACCGGCAGCTGTTAATCCACCGGTACGACTTTTATGTTTCCCCATTTTTAGGGAGACATTTTTCTTTGCCATTATTCGATATCTAAACCTTTTTTAACGATCTGTAGTGCTCTGTCATCTAGCTCGTTATCTGTTGATTCAACTAACTTTTCTAATAAGTCAACAACAAACTTTTTAAATTTATCGCTTTTTAAGGATGTTAAAACCAGTGGTTTTATTAGTGCTAACATTTTCTTTTGGTAATAATGATTGTATAGGGACTATGTCGTGACACATATGTTCGACACGGCTTCCCGGTCTTAGGGTGAAACCCTTTTGTTGTAGTTCTGCACATTTCAATGCGCGAACAAGTTCGTAGTCCAATCTCATCTTTTCTTCTTGACGTGCAGCTATTTCTTTACATTGCTGATAACCTTTCTTATCTAGTGGAACCATAAAATTAATTTGGAATCCCCAGTTTTCATTTAATGAATAGCTAGAGGGATATAAATCTCTTGTATCTTCATCCGCTGAATACGGATTAGTATGGTTGCCCATATAAAAAGGGCTGAAGGTCATAGTGCTTCCGTTGCACTGTATGGAAGGTCCATACATTTGCCGTGAAGAAGCACCATTGTTCTGGAATTGCACAGCTTGATTGGTGACATTTCCCGTAGCCGCGGCGACAGGATTTGATGAATTATTTGTATCTCCTTCTGCTAGTACTGGGCTTACTGTGAGAAGACAGAGAGCGAAGTAGTAGTGGAGTTTATTGTGTAGTTTCTTGTGGTATCCCATTGTTCTACTAACCCAGCAGATCTTGATGTAGTTTCTAATGTCCAAGGATTAGCAGGAGTAGTAACAGTAAATGTTGTACCACTACCAGCAATATCTGCTGAGGGTGTTATGTTTGTTCCTGACCACGTATTAACAGCAGCTCCAAATACTTGTTTCTGCTCTACCTCAGTTATAGTCTGAGTTGTAGTAGTCGTTGAATTCATACTCCCTGTTGTGAACTGGGGAGTGACAGTATTGGCTCTAGCTATGCTGGGTGATAACAGAGCTAAAAGCAAGATTAGTTTTTTCATGCTTTTGGTTTGTCTTTGTCTTTGTTTTTACTATTACCGTTACCTGTGGACAGCCCAAAAGTGGCAAGTGCCCCCGTAAAAATCGAGGCTACGAACGTGATATCGCCTGCTGTAGCTGACTTCTTGACCATAGGTAGTTCAACATAACTTAATGTAATTATGAAGCCACTCCATATAACAACCCCTAAACGAACGGCTGCACCAAGTACTGCCATCTGTTCTTCATGGTCGTCTATGTTTTCTTTGAGCTTTGAGAAGATTCCCTTTTTTTCTTCCGGTTTTCTTTCCATTTATTTATTTTATCTTGTAAGAATTTCTGTATCTTTTTCCTTAGTTTTTCTATAATCGGTTGAGTTATAGTTGTCGCTGCAACAGCAGTAACAGCAGCTATTGCTGTAGGAACTAATACATCTCCCGTAGGTAGTTTATAAGGTGGAAATGGGGGTGGTAATGTAGGTGCTGGAGGTTCCGCAGTTTCAATAGGTTTTGTACCCTTTGGTTCTCGTAAATCATTAGGAGGTACGACTAAGGGTACATAACTCGGTACATCAGCTGTAGGTAAAGGTATGGATATTGTTTTTAACGGTATTGGGTCCGGTAACAATATTAGTGGAAGTTCCACTTAGCCCCAAGGTTTACCAGTACCATAAACAGGTGTTTTCTGTGTAGCAATGTTTGCATCTATTGCAGCTTCTATCTTTGCTACAGTTCCAGCATTATCTGCATCTAGTTTTGCTTTAACCCAACCTATAACCTTTTCTTCTGTTAAGTCTTTGTAAGGTATAAGAGTTTCTGGTTTTGGTAAATCTACTTCACCTGTAGCTCTTGTTTCATAAGTTCCGTCAGAACCTTTAACTCTATAGATAACTTTATTTACGTATCCATCTGCGAGTTCGCGTTGAAGTGTATTAACTTCCCAAGTTTTTGTTGCCATTTTAATTAGATTTATCTGCTATAAGTTTTGCTTTCCAAGCATTTTTTATTGTTGTAGTCCAAGCTGCTGTACATATTGATGATATTTCAGCTGGCTCTCCTGATAGATCAGTATCTACTAAATTATCGGAAGCATCTAGTTTCCCGGGATGTAGTACATATCTTTCAAAAGATCTTGTAAGCTCATTACCATCTTTTGTGATAACTGTAGCTTTACGAACTTGAACTGTTTTATATTGACCGATAATTTCTATCTTGTCGTATTCGATTGATTCGGCTAATGCCATTAGGATATATCTCCGATATAAACAGTTTTAGGCTTAGTTTATAGACGTAGCTTCGGTCTAAATATATTTATTAGGTATGTAGCATAAACCCACC